TATCTTTGGGGATGCCATTAGCGCCCGAGGTGAATGTGATGGCCGGGAATCCATAACATCCTGCACTAATGGCATCTTTTTCTCCCTCGCAGATCAGTAGCGTGCTATTCGAGTCAATCTCTGCGATATTTGGATATATCTTGCATTCAGCATCACCAAACTGCTCACCTTTGTGCCTTTTGATGTGATTATCTGCAATACGAAATACTAATTGACGCTTATTATTATTATTACGTACACCAATACCATATTTATCTTTTAAAGCTTCATCATTCCAGGGTAGCTCTAATTTTTCAATGGTCTTTTTAAAATGTGCAATAAAATTTGCGCGATGCTCTGTGTAGTTAGATTCTTTTACTGCGCCACTACTTTTAGCATAGACCGGCTCTTTGACCACAGGTGGTGCTATTTCCACGTTTATTTCTTTCTTGTCTTCAAAGTGCCACGTATGTCCACATCGATGGCAGAAAGCATGGTCTGCCTCAATTTGCACTGGATAATTGGTCTTACCATCACCACACTTATAGCATCTCGCTCGATTCCCCACCGAATTAATATCAGTGAAGATCTGCGATGGCCGTATCAAAGCTGTGATTTGAGTTGCGAGATCTTTACAAGCGCCTTAAATATTTCAATCCCGGTTTCTAATTTCTCTCTCTTGATAACGTGCTGATGGAATTTGCCGTCATCCTTACCAAAACGCATCACAAGACCATGTGACACTTTAGCCTTTGGTTGTGCTTGTTCGTACATATAGCAATAAGCTGCTAATTGGATCTTATTTTCTGCGTATAAATATTTTGAGGTCTTCCAGTCTACTACAACCAATTCATCATCCATTTTCCCAATGCAATCAATTGTACCACCAACTTGCATCTCTTCATTGACTAAGACCAACTCATTGGCAAGTGACTTAAAGTTTTTCTTCTTATACCATTGCAAATACCCTGCAAATGCTTTCATTGCAGCTTTTTCCTGGTTATAGCTATAATCTTTGGTGTCAACATCAAAGCCACGCTGATGGCCCTCAATTAATAGATGTAGCAATGTACCAATATCAGAAGCCTCATTTAAAACCTTATCACTATCCTGACCACCAAGCATCATACGCTTTGTCCAGCCAAGTAGTGCTTGCTTATTCCAGCCTAAGTGCTGACTAATAATAGTTGTTACGCTTGGCACGCGCCTACCCTCTTCATTGACATACCTTGTACCATGTAAACTTAATTTTCCCATATCATCTCCTCTTGTTATACCATGTTATAATTATATCTATCGCAGCAGGAAGCATAATGGTTGCCCCACCAAACATCACAAGTGACACAGCAAGAATAAAAAGATTAGCTATCCATTCATAAATTATCATGTAGACTCCTCGCTACTAATTGAACTATAGGTACGCTGACTGCGTTACCACATTGTTTATATCTTTGTGTATCTGAAATATCTACCACCTTACCATCAAGATTACCTTTGGATGTCCACTGATCAGGAAATCCTTGCAAGCGCTCACATTCTATTGGCGTAAGACGGCGTATGGCTGGTTGCTTATAAACCATTGTAGTTTTACCATGATTTTCACGTACAGATGGAGCAATGCCTTGTGTAGAATGCACGTTGTGACACTCATGACCACCCTGTCCTTTAAGATTTCCAAGTATTTTTATCTTATTTGGGTGTATCGTTGCCTGCTCCATGCCTGTATCCAATGTCTGCGCAATACCCTTGCCAACGCGACCACGCCTAGTCTTACTATTTGGATTGCAAAAGTTGATGCTATCACCCTCTTGCGCAACTGCATAACCTTTACTTGTGGCTTCTTTAACCATAACTCCATGTTGGTCTTGACCTGTAAGCGTAAACATTGGCTCACCATCTTCTTTCATTCTACGTCCATTTTGGCGCTTCTCAACTCTATTTGGTGTGAGTACAGCTTTCACTTGTCCATCTCCAAGCAAGGAACGTCTCCGCCAATCTTGAGTGTGCTGCACACCTTGTCCTTGTCCTTTGGTTTGCGCTCTTGAAAGTTGCTTTTCATAATTCCGTTTATCATCTTCTGTGATAGGAAATACTTTGGCTCTACTTCCTCTTCCAATATGTCCGACAATGTATATTCGCTC